CTAAGAGTTCTTGCTATGGGCAACAAGAAACAAGCCCCAACTGCTCAGGTAGCAGGAAGGAAACCGAGAGGACAACAAGCAAGATATAACTCACCAACTCAAGGTCTGCGTGTTGGCTCTTCTCGAAGGAGTGCTGGCAGCGGCGTCAACCTAGGAGCCTAAAATGCAGTACACCGGACAATGCGCCAAGCGTTATCGCTCACTAGAAACTGAGCGCAACTATCGCCTTGAGAAAGCAAGAGATGCAGGGCGCTTAACCCTGCCCTATCTCATCTCTCAAAGTGATGATCCAGCGGCCAACCAAAACAGCGACTTCCCTTTGCCTTGGAATGGGATAGGAGCCAGAGGTACACATAACTTAACTTCGAAAATACTTATTAGCCTTCTCCCTCCTACTGACACCTTCTTCAGGTTCACGATTGATGAAATTGAGATGGCAAAGAATGAGGAGAAGGCACTAGGAGGAGGAGCCTCCCCAGAAGACGTGGCGAGACAAAAGACTGAGTTTGACATGGCTCTAGCGAGACTAGAGAGAGCTGTGTTGCACAGCATCGAAACATCTAATGATCGACTAGCAGTTCATGAGATGTTGATGCATTTAATAGTTGGAGGGAATGCATTGTTATATGTCTCTGAAGAAGGTCTTAAATGTTTTCATCTTTCAAAATATGTTCTTCGTAGAGATCCAATAGGAAATCCCCTTGAAGCAATTGTTTGTGAAAAGATTTCGATAGAAGCATTACCGGAAACAGCCAAAGAATTAGTCAATGAAACAGCTGGAGATGTGAATGGAATTGTTGATGGAGACAAGCCTCCTGAATATCAACAAAGTATTCCTGTCTATACACATGTTCAATGGCAACACAAAACAGTCGAGTGGTATCAAGAAATTAATGGTCAGGAAGTGCCAGGGTCTAAAGGGAGTTGTTCTGCAAAGGAGTCAGCCTGGCTACCTCTCCGCATGTATCGCATCGACGGTGATTCGTATTCCCCTGGATACATTGAGGCTGCTTGTATGGCTGACCTTCAAACAGCCGAGGCATTATCTCAAGCAATAGCAGAAGGAGCCTTGGTTTCAGCCCAGGTAAAACATTTAGTTAAACCTGCAGGAATAGCAAATCCCAAGAGACTCGCAGAAGCGGCAAATGGTGCCTACCTTCCAGGCAATCCTGACGATGTTTTCACAATTCAAGTAAATAAGGCGGCTGATTTAAACATTGCACTGCAAAGTTTATCAACAATTGAGATGAGATTATCACAGGCGTTTATGTTACAAAGCCCAAGAGACGCAGAGAGAGTTACAGCAGAAGAAATAAGACTACAAGCCTTGCAATTAGAGAACGCATTGGGTTCTATTTATGCCATATTGACCACGGAATTTGTTCAGCCTTACGTCTCAAGAAAGCTCGCAATTCTTACTCGCAAAGGGAAGCTGCCCAAGCTACCAAGTGAATTGGTTAAGCCTGTTGTTTCAGTCGGATTATCTTCGATTGGAAGAGGTAATGATTTAGAGAAGACAGCACGATTCATGCAAATATTGCAACAAACAATAGGGCCAGAAGGAATTGGAACATACGTTCAACCAAATGAATTAATTCGTCGTCTTGCCTCAGCAATGGGAATGGATCTTAACGGTCTTGTTAAGACAGAAGAACAGATAGCAGAAGAACAGCAAGCCGCGCAACAAGCGCAATTAGTCCAGCAAGCAATGCAGGCAGGCATGGCTGATCCTCAAAAATTAGCCAATGCCGCTGCCACTACTCAAGAGCTGGCACAACCTCAACCCACTGAAGAACAACAATGAGCACCACACCAGGACCTGATCTAAAAGAAATGGTTGGCCCAGGCCAAGAAGATCTGATTGACAACTTTTTAGAAGAAGTTGAACAAGAGCAGGCGAGCTTAGAAACGCCACAACAAGAGGAGAAGAGCCTGTATGCCGACAAGTTCGACAGTACAGAAAAGCTTGAAGAGGCTTATCTCGAACTCCAACGAAAGCTCGGAGAGAAAGGAGGGGAAGAGAAGGCTCCAGAACCTGAGAGTTACACAGCTGAACAGGCTGCAGGGCTTTACGGGCAAGAGGCTGTAGATGCCTTAGCGGAGAAAGGTGTCAACCTGGCTGATGTCATGTTCAAAGCAGATCAAGGCGAAGACATTAGCGAACACTTTGACGCTTTAGCAGAAGGCTTTGGTGTTACCAGGAAGATGGTCGAGAACCATGTTGCCAACGCACAAGCAGCCAACAAAGCAGCTACACCAGACGCACCGATCAAAGGATTAACAGAGTCAGACATTGCAACTCTTAAACAATCCATTGGAGGAGAGGAGGCTTTTACAGAGTTAAGCAAATGGATGGAATCGAACTTAAGTGAGAAAGAACTAGAGGGATATAACAAAGCAGTTGACTCAACACCAGAAGTTGCTGAATTTGCCCTCCAGCAAATGAAAGCAAGAGCAGATGGGGCGAAGGAACCTACCCTTATTTCAGGAGGAAGTGCAGCCCCTGGAGATGTCTTTGACAGCGATAGACAAGCTTTAGATGCTCGCAACAAAAGAGATGCAAATGGCAACTTTGAGTATGAAGTAAATCCCAAGTATCGCTCCTGGTATGAACGGACTCTCGCCAGATCTGATGTATTTGGTTAATCTATCTTTACGAGTTGTTCTGCATCTGTGCAGTTAATTAGGCCTCCTGCGGGAGACACCCTTGTTAATGAGACAGAAAATAACACTCGCCTTTACATAAAATCTCATGGCTAATGCCAGTTTAGACCGCTTAGGTCAGATTAAGGGAACGGGTGCAGTTGACTCCCTGTTTCTGAAACTTGGAATTGCGGAATTGTTATCATCTTTTGATCGCAATTGCGTGTTCAAAGGTAAAATTAAGGAACGCTCTATCAAGGGTGGAAAAAGTGCTGCATTCCCAGTCTCAGGGCGGGCTGAAGCGGCCTATCATGTTCCGGGCCAGCCTATATTAGGGGCAACAAACTCTCCTGGTGACCGCAATGAACAAATTATTAATCTTGATGGATTATTAATAGCGGACGAGGTAATTTATGACATCGATGAGATGATGAATTACTACCAAACTAGGCAAGATGTTACTCATCAATTAGGGCAGGCACTTGCCTACGAATGGGACCGACGTGCAGCCCGTGTTTTATATGCAGCGGCGAAGACTACTACTGAGCCTCTAGCTAAAACCGTCAACGCTAATCGTACTGGCCATAGTCAGGAACTTTCAGCTGGCTATGCCGCAGCTACTAAAAATGCCAAGGGCGATGAGCTGATCGAAAAGATCAGTGCAATCAAAGTTGACATGAAGAAAGCTGATGTTCCTACAGAGAACTTGGTGGCCGTCGTAGCTCCTGATGAATACGATTACCTATTGGATTCAACAAGAGCGATCAACGCCGACTTCAATAGTGGCGGCGGAGAGAATGGGTCATTTGCTTCTGGCCGCATTTTGCGAGTCAAAGGTATTCCTGTATATGAGTCGAACCATGTTGTTCAGTCTGCATATACAAATGGAACCTATGACAAGAACACCGCTTACGAGCAGAACCTTTCCAAAGCGAAAGGCTTTGTATTCCATAAGGATGCAATCGGTGCTTTAACTCTCAAGTCTCCAAGTCTGCAGATCACTCCCGCAGGCTCATCGTTCAATGTCATGTACCAAGCTTCCCTCATGGTGGCACGCATGGCTATTGGTATGAATGTGCTAAGAGCTGAGTGTGCTGGTGTAATTGAGATTCCTTAACTACACTTAATTTGTTTGGTGGGGCCCTCCGTTTTAATTAACGGGGGGCTTTCTTTTTGCTTTTCGATAACATAAGGGCTGCACCCGTGCAGATTATCTATGGGCCTAGCAAATCAATCTGTAACTCCAGGGAGGACAACCCTCTTAGATGCAGTGAATATCTGCTTGCAAAACATTGGCGAGCAGCCAGTTAACAGCCTTGAAAACGAGCAGCTCGTCGAAGCAGCAATGGCTCAAAGAACAATCCTTGAGTTCTTCAAGGAAGGACAAACAAGAGGATGGAGTTGGAATACAGAATATGAATATGAGTTTGCAAAAAACAGCAGCAATCAGATAGTCGTTCCGGCCAATGTCGTTTCATTTGCAGCTGATGATTATGAATGGGCACAAAGATTTCAACTAAGAGGATTAAAGGTTTATGACAGAACAACACGCTCTTACACAATTGCCGATGATGTACTCACGACATTAAAAGCAGACGTTGTTTGGTTGCTCCCCTGGGATGAATGTCCAGAGGCTTACAACAGATGGGTAACGATTCGATCAGCAAGAGTTTTTAGTGATCGAGTTCTAAGTGATGACTCCATCTTTAAGTACACAAAGTTAGATGAACAGGATGCGATGGTTGAACTTCAAAGAGTTGAGTTAGAGCAAGCACAAGCAAACAGTCTGACCGGAGGCCCAGGCCTTAAGCCGTTTGGAACCTACTCTCCTGGTCTTGGACTCCTAGGAAGAAACAGGGGGTATAGCCGTGGCTAATCTTGTTGGTTACACAATTCCTAATTTAATACAGGGGATTTCGATGCAGCCGGACGCATCAAGAGATCCCACTCAAGGAGAAACTCAAGTCAATGGAATGAGTTCTCTTGCGGAAGGACTGCGAAAAAGAGAAGGAACAGAAGTAATTGCCAAGGTCAGCACTAGCAGTTATGGAGATGTTTTCTTTCACCAGATTCTTCGTGACTCAGGAGAAAAGTATTTAGTTGTTATTGGGACAAGTGCCATCAAGGTCTATGACCTAGAGGGGAACGAGAAAACAGTTAACCCAGCAACAAATGCTTTCAATTATTTCTCTTCTGTTGTCAGTGCCAAGACAGATATAAGAGCAGCAACTATTGCTGACTACACCTTCATTTCGTCAATCAAGGTTTCGCCTGCGATGACGAGCAGCACGGCGCCTGCCACCTCCAGGCCTGCAGCTCATGAAGCATTGGTTTGGGTTAAGGCAGCAAATTATGGGAACACATACGAATGCAACGTCAATGGAACTAACGCATCTATTCAAACTGCTGTAGCCCCTGTTGTTGTTAGCGGTAGTACTACAACAGAGAACAGGATCAGCACAGCTGACATTGCTGAATCAATCAAGTCGGGACTGTCAGGAGTATCAGGCGTCAGCATTACAAGGCATGGCAGTGTTCTTCATCTCACTTCTTCAAGCGCGATAACTGTTGCTGCAAAAGATGCAAGAGCTAATGCTGATATAACAGCAATTACAAATTCAGTTCAGACGTTTACAGAGTTACCCACAATTGCACCAACGGGATATCAAGTAGAAATAGTTGGAGACCCTGGTAATACATTCGATGGTTATTACGTTGAATTTGTTCCAAGAACAGGGGCGGGAACATTTGGAGAAGGTTCATGGCAAGAGACCGTAGCCCCTGGAGAGAAGTATGAAATAGATGCAGCAACTATGCCTCAGGTTTTGGTTCGCCTTGCTAACGGTCAGTTCTATTTTGGGCCTGCAGATGGAACAACTCATAGCGGGACAACTATTCCTAAATGGGGAAAGAGAACAGCCGGCGATGGGATTAGTGCTCCTGACCCAAGCTTCATTGGCTATCCAATTCAAGATGTATTTATCTATAAAAATAGGTTAGGTTTTCTGGCTGATGAAAATATTATTTTAAGTCGAGCAAGAGCATTCTTTGAATTCTTTCCAGAGACAGTAACGACAATACTTGACTCAGATCCAATAGACCTACAAGCTAGTAACAACAAGGTATCTATCCTAAGATATGCCATACCTTATCAGGACGAATTAATAATCTTTTCTGACCAGATTCAGTTTAGATTTAATGCTGCAGAAACTATACTTACACCAGCCAGTGCAGTAATCACTGTTCTAACTCAATACGAAGTAGATATTAATTGCAGGCCTGTTCCTGTAGCTGGAACAATTATCTTTGCACAAGCAAATGGCCAATGGAGTCAGTTTAGAGAGTTCGCTGTTAGGGGAGCAGGAAGCGCATTAGTTGCTGACGCCTCTGATCTCACCAGCTATGTCAGCAGTTACATTCCTTCTGATGTTTACAAGCTAACGACAAACGACACAGGCAATGCCTGGTTTGCCCTGTCAAGCAAAACGGGATACACCAAACAGATCTATGTCTACAAATATTTCTATAGGAATACAGGGCAAGGCTCTGAAAGAGCACAAAGCAGTTGGTCGCATTGGGAAGTAGGAGGGGCCGATAAGATCCTGCAGATTCTTTGCGTAGAAGAAACCTTATACCTACTTGCACAATATGGAACTGATATCTGGCTGGAGAAGGTAGCTGTTTCCGACAGACTCAGTGACGTAACCCCGAATCCATATCCTTTACTTTTAGATCGCCGTATAAGCACCACGACTGAAACTCCCGTAGGGGTGAGAGTTTCAGCGGGTACATATGACGCGACTACAAAGAAAACGACATGGACGCTTCCCTACACGATTGCGTCTAAGACGGAAGCATGGAGTGGTTACTCCACCACGTCAAACGGTGGTGTATTGCTTGGTTCAGCAACGTCTGGTAACCAGATTATTGCTGATGGTGATTGGAGTAGTTCTCCGATCTATTTTGGCGAATCTTATAATTTTAGATATAGATTTACTCGTTTTAAAGTTTATAAAGAAATAGGAGGAGGAAAAGCTGCAGGAAATATAGAGAGAACACAAGTCAGGCACGCCAAACTCCGCTTTCACGAAAGCTATTATTTTGAAACCCGTGTCATGGCAGAACGCCGAGATACGGCTGTTTACAAATATGACAGCACAAGTCTTCGAGTAAGAAATTCAACTTTAGGAAGTGCATTACCTAGCGGAGGTTATGACCAAGAGGATGATCGCTATCACGAAGGAGTCTTTCAAATACCTATCGCAAGTAAAGGAGAAAACTGCATTGTCGAAATACACAATGACACTGTTCATCCATGCAAATTCAGCACATGTGAATGGGTTGGATTAATAACAGCCCAAGCAAGAGGTATGCAATGAACTGGGCAGAACCTAAGCTTGCAAAGGTGGAGATCATTGCACGCAACCTAAGGAAGCAAGATGAACTCGAAGTTTTTTATAGTCATGGTGTCACAGGTGTTGAAGCGGTGATGGAAAGCTGGGAGAATAGCAACATCTGCCGTTGCATAGATGGAGACAATGGAATGCCTGTAGGTCTCTGTGGAGTAAATGATTCTTTGATTTGGCTTCTTGGCACAGACGATCTGCTGTCAACTTCTAGTCATCGAAGACAGTTCATTAAAGGAGGGAAAAGATGGGTCAATGAATTAATAAACGAGGGAAATACTTTCCTCCATAACTGGGCTTTAGCTTCTAATTCCACAACATTTAGATGGTTGAAACATTTGGGATTCACAATTGACGAACCCATACCTCTAGGGGAAGACGGAAAACTCTTTCGTCATTTCTGGAGGAAAAACAAATGAGCGCTGCTGTTGTTCTTGGCGCTGCACAAGCAGGCCTTGGGGTTGCTCAATCCATCTTTGGATATAACGCCCAAGCACAAGACCATTTAAACCAAACAGTCTTTAATGACTACAACAACGAATTTGCACAATGGCAAGCAGGGTTTAATGCACGTATTAACGACGCAAATAAGCAATATAATTATTGGACTCAAACTGTTGACTACAACAATAAACTTGCCTATACCCATTCATTAAGAAATGTAGAGACAATGAAATCCATCCGTCAGGCTGAGACGGTTGGTAGAACAAGAGCTGCAGCGGGCGCTGGTTTCATTCAAGACAGTGAAGCAGTAACACAGCAATATCAAGAGAAATCCATGCAAGAAGCTGTTGCGACACAGCAATATAGATGGAGAGCTTTACAGGCAAGAGCTTCTGTTCAAGCGATGGGTCGAGAAGGTAAATCGGTTGACCGAATAGTTAATGATTATTCAAGACAAGTAGGCGATTACGAAGCCCTTCAATCAGTAAATACATCCTTAAGGAAAAGACAGTTCTCAAGGACGCAAGCAGCACAAGTAGCGAATTATCTGAGCAGATGGAATAGTCAACAGTTCTATGAAGAACAACCATTTATAGATCCAATTCCACCATTCGCGCCGTTACCAACATTAATCACTCCAGCGCCTCCAACAATGAGGGGCGGCGGCCCTTCTAAAGGAGCTGCAATCCTTGGCGCAGCCGGTGCTGTTCTAGGAGGAGTCGGCACTTACTACGACACCAAGGCAACTTTAAAAGCTCTTAAATCCCCTAAAAAATCAAGTTAAGTAATGGCTACTAAAAAACAACTCCCATTCGGACAAATCACCCCTGTAGCCAAGCCCTTAGGAGCTTTCATTCAGCCTGGCAAACAACAAACAGCAGGTGCAGCCAGTCCACCAGGAATGCCTAATCCGTCAGGCATTGTGACGCTTCAAATGGGAAGTGCAGGAAGCGTTAAGGGGTATAACAAATGGGAACAACTTTCCCAAGCACTAGGACCTTTTACTAACAATTTAATCAAAGCCGGTTCGAGCGCTTATCAAGATTATGCTCAAAGAAATATCGAAGCAGGAGAGGAAGAAGCTTATAACGCTGTCAAAAATCAAACAGCAAAAGCAGCATTATCACTACAGATCCAAGCAGAAAAAGGCGCAGCTGACGCTAGTGCTCAGATCAATGAATTAAAAACAAAAGATCCTGTTGCTGCTCTCTTACTAGAAGAAGTTAATCCTTGGAAATTAGTAGGAAGAAGAAGAGCGTTAGCTCGACTTGCTGCAGGAGAAATTAACGATGCATTTGAAAACGATTTAACAAACAACGCTGGCTTGTTAAGTGCTCTTAAGCCAGGGAGTCCAGAGCTTGAACAACGTCGCGTCACAATTGCTCAACAAGTAACTTCAAGATATGGCCTTACAGGAGACGAGCCTGAATATCACTATTACGTCATACCAGAATTAAATAAAGCTTGGGATAAATACAGACAAAAACACGACACATGGTACAGAGAAGAATTAGCAATTAACACTCAACATGCAACGGTTGCTTCAATAGCAACCAAGATCCAAGATTTACAAGAGAATGGATTCGTCCATCCTGACGATGGGAGAAAAATAACAATTGGCGACCCGGAATTTATTCCTATTGGAAGTGCAATTTTAACGGCTGAAATAGATAGATCATTATCAGTTCTTGCTGGAAAAGCAAAAGTAAATACTTTAGAAGCTATTAAGAGAGAGATCTTTGGAGGGTTTCAAAGTAATCCTGGGGTGCAAAGTTTAATTGAAAATATCAGACTCGGAAGTGCAGGAGATGATTACGCAACAAGGCCAACAGTAGCGGACTCAATGCCAGTAAAGCTGTTAGATATGAAGAACGAAGGATTACAAGGAAGACAAACTAATTACGATTTAAACCAACAACAAGCCGAACAAGGCCTTGATTTCTTATGGGATAGCGAAGGTGGTCCAGGTGATTTTGAAGTTGGAAGTGAAGGCTATAAAGCAGCACTTAAAACATTTCGAGAAATGGGCCAAGAACTTGGCTACAGAGATATAGATAAATATATTGAAGACAGGAACCGATCAGCTGAATCTTTTGCAGAAATAATTTCAGACCCGTTAGAACTTCAAAAGTTAGAAGATGAAATATACACTCTTCCTCCAAGTGCTTTCAGCGCAGAAAACATAAAAGAGACCTATGCATTAATAGATCGAATAGCAACGAGTCAACCAACTCCAGAGTTACAAAGACAAAAGCGTGAAGAGTTAAAAAGAGTAGCAAGAGAGAGAGAAAAATTCCTAGGAAAACTCCCACAAGGAACAGAGAACTTAATTCAGAAAGAGTTGGCCTTTGACTTGGCCGACCCAGATATTGAAGAGTTGATGCCTGATAAGAATAATTTCGCCCAATTAATGCAAGCGACTGGAGGGAATTTATTAGGTGCAGTCTCTCTTTCTGGAAATCAAAAATTAGTTGAATTTGGAAACGAATTGCAAAATGTCTACAAACAAATTGCAGATGATGCTGCTAGTGATTGGTTTGAAAAGAATCCAGAAGCATCAGTAATCCCTCAGGCTGAGGCATGGAAGCTTATTAGAAATGCAATCAGTGAATTCAGAAAGACAGACGAATACAAGAATTTCAAAAACCGAGCTTTAGGTATTTCTGAAACAACAGATGGTTCCGTCCCAGTCAACGAACCCATCCCAAATAAACAAACAAGCCCACCTCCTGAGAGGATTTTTCCTGGCCCAAGAGAATTATCAAAAGGGATAGAAGAACCCTTGGGGCGGCTTTCTTCTCCTACTTTAACTAATTACCAAATCAAGAGTTACAGAATGATGCCCATCATGAGTTCGACATGGCTATACGAAGAACTTAAAAACGTACAAGAAGGAAAAAACATCAGCTCTCAACTAGAAGGTTTAGCCAAAAGAGCAAAGGTTCACCCTGACCGAGTTCTTTTAGAACAATTGAGGTTTTGGAAGAATGACAATGGAGAGTCTTTATTCGATCCAACAGGCGAAGTTGGGAAATTCCTCCAAAACAGAATCAAGGTAAGAAGAGAGAACGAAGCCGCTGCAGCCGCTGAAATACAAATCCGTAAGATCCGCAATTTAAACCTCAACCAAGCATCTAATCTTGGTGCTGCTGGCTGGGTCGCCAATGTTCTTTTTGGAGGAGCTGCCCATGCCTCGGAAGGCCCACCTGCAGGAGCTGATGTTCTTGTTGGAACGAATGAACAAAGATTCCTTGCTGCTTACAATCTCGCTAAATCCTTAGGTGCGTTATACCCAGAAGTAGTAGCGGCTCAGTTCGTCAAGGAATCTACCTTTGGGAGAAAGCCAAGCGGAACTCATAACTACTTTGGATTAAAAGCGTTGCCAGGCGGAGGGACAAAAGTCTTAACAGAAGAGGATGACCCAATAACAGGAAAGGCCTCAAAAGTAAAGGATGAATTTCTTAACTTCAAAACACCAGAAGATTCATTCAAGTATGTAATCAATAGATGGCATAAAGATTGGAAAGGTTATACGGGGGTTGAGTCTGGAGGAAGCATGGTAAGAGTTACAGAATTGCTGCAAGAACAGGGCTATTCCACTGATAAAGGTTATGCAAAAGCCTTGCAAGTTCTAGTTGGGGAGTACTCCAACTTGACAGCACCCATAGTCACTACCCGCAGGAGGCGCTAATCATGTCATCAACTTTTACTCTTCCAGAACTTGAGAAAGAAACCCTTAGGAATCGCTCGCCTTATCAGCCAACTTTCGCTGAAGAAAAAGCAAAAGGCATTGAAAATAGAGAAGAAGACGCGGGAGACTTAAAACCATTTGTTCAGTTTTTTAATGCTCTTAGCTCTCCTGATACAAAGGCAGGATTAGTTGTTGGGCCAGTTAATGCAGTTAGCAAACTAGGAAATGCTCTTGGTGATTTAGCGCAAAAGAAAGAAATAGACGTATCAGATGCTTGGACAATTTCAGATGAGACAGCAAGAAAATACAACCCATTTCGATTAGGCCTTGACCAAGGAGTAAATCCCGCAGACGAAGCAGGTCTTGATTTAGGAGGAGAAATAGGAGGAGAAATAATTGGTTTCTATACAGGTACTTCTGTTCTTAATAAGATTAAAAAACTTGGATTCTTAGTATCTTTTGCAAAGAATTTAAAAAAGGCTGAACTGGCTAAAAAATTTGCTGTTGCTTATAAAGGAAGTGAGAAGGTTAGAAAAACGGTAAATGCTTCAAAGTTTACAGGAGAATTTTTATTTGAAGCTTCATTTGCTGCACCATTTCTAGATCAAGAACAAGGAAATATTCTTAATATTTTTGATAATTATTTTGAAGTCCCTGGCAGAAAAGAAGAAACAGACAACTACTTAACAGGAGTAGGGAAAAGTATCTTTGCCGAAGGTGTCCTTTTACCTTTAACCCTCGTTGGAGCAGGATCTTTAATTGGTCCTGTTAGAAGATATATAACGAGTGGAAGTATTAGGTCGTTAGACGAGCTTGCCGAAGCAGAAATCGGACCATATATTCCCTATGCTTTACAACCTGACAGCAACCTTTATCTACCTCCCATAAGAAAAGGAGGTGAACTTACCTCTACTCCAGGCACAAATATCACTCCTTCTCCTGGTGGGGACGTTGTTCCTTCCCCTCGCGGAGATGTTGTTGCTTCTCCTGGTGGAGAAATCAAAGCATTTGAACCTCTTGATAGTTCTCTTGCTTCATATGACTCTGCAATAAGTAGAAGTCTTGACGAAAATCTACAAATCGCCCAGGTCGAGTATCAGCGTCAAAGACTAAAAGATATGGGCCTAGTGGAAGAAGGCCCAGATGGTCAGTTGGGCTTCACTTTTAAAGGAGATTTAAACCCTGAAATCCAACAATGGATAACTGCAATCAGAGAGCAAAGAGGTGGCTTAATACGACAAGCAAACCAAACAGGACAAGACCTATCTGCACAACTTGACGAGCTAGACAAATGGCAAAACCAAATACTTGAAACAGGTTTAGGAGGAAGAAGCAACCAAGACCTTCTTGATGCAAGACCTCCTGTTCAACTAGATATTCCTGATCCGAGACCAGAAGCGGATTCATATCTTGCAGCGCTTGACGAACTAAGTGACAACGACTTAAGAGCTATTTTTGACGAGGTAGATGCACCGTCGAGAGAAGCAGAGAGGCAGATAAAATTAGAGACAGCAGAAGCTGAAATATCAAATATAGAAGCAAAAATTACAGATATTGAAACAAGAAGAGAAAACGGGAAACTAACAGATAGAGGAGCCAAGCGATTAATAAATAAAGCACAAAAAGATTTAGTTGCAGCACAAGAAGGTCTTGATGTTCTTAGAGAAGGAATTAAACCAATAAGGACACTAGTAGGAGACCAACTTGAACTTGCCGTCAAAGGAGAGTTAGTAAAGGCTCCCCCTGTCGAAGTTCTTGATTTCAATTGGACGCAACCAAACGAAGCAATTGAACTAGCGAGAAGAGAAGCAGGCAGAAAAGGCGTTCAAAGAATGATTAATGCTGTTGACAGAGCATTTGGCAAGCCATGGAAAAGCGGTGCATTTGGCGTTGGACCTTTAGCGGCATTAGATAACGGCATTAGTCTTTTAAATATTGGCAGAGTTGCTATTGAAGAAACCGTTCAAAAAGGTGTTAGAGATATAAACAAAGCCACAACTTCTCCTTCAGGGAGAAGGCTAACAACCGCCGAACAAATCCCAGGAGGTAATTGGTTATTAGATCAAGCAAGAGTATTAAGAGATGACATTAACAAAACACTTCCAGGGACGGTAGACGAAGTAGAACCTCCGAATACATTTCTCGACCCAAGTATTCCTCCTACCGTTGATGAATACAGAAATAGTCTCCTTGCTTTAAACAGGGATGATTTAAGAAAATTCGCAGCACCTACAAATGCTCCTGAGATCGCTGCAATAGTCAAAGCAAGAACAGGTCGAAGAGTTTGGAGAGCAAAGAAAGAAGATATTGTCGAAGCCTTTGTTGAGTATTACGAAACAACAGGGAGATGGGGAGGAGTTATTGATGCTTTAGATGAAGCACCTGAATTAAATGTTCCCAAGCCTCAAGGTGAATTAGATCTTCCATCTGCTCCTACCACCTCAAGAATGGGCAGGATTACTGACCCTGAGGGAGTAGAAAGCGTTGTCCCAATGGTTGATTACAAACCACGGGGAATGGACATGGTTTTACGAGAAAGAATTAAGAAACGGATACTTGAGGAAGCAATTAATAACGGAGAAGTTCAAGCTCCTTTCTCTAATCTTCCTGGCAGACCAGACACGAAATTCAATCAATCAGATTTCATTGACGAATTATTTGCAGATGAAACAGGTCAACTTCCTCTTCAATATGCAACAGATCAATTCCCTACATATAAGGCAGGGAATAAAAACGCAGGAGGATTAATAGAAGAATTAAGACTGAGATATGACTACCAGTTAAGAGATGCAGCTTATGGGAATGCATTAAACAATGCCGAATACTTAGATCAAAACTGGGACAAAATGAGCTGGGAAACAAAGAAAAGAGCAGGTTTTGGTCAGGAGTTGTTTACTCCTCAAAAAAGATCAATTCCACAACGTACACCTAAAACCTATAGAGAAAGCAATGCTTATGGAACAACTGAGTTCAAGGCTGAACTTACGCCAACTCCACCAAGGAAGCCTCAAACTTATGAATGGACTCCAGACAAAGGAGTTGTTCCTGAGGAGGTTGCCAAAAAACCGATTCCTCCAGAGGTAAAAAAAGTAGAGAAATCTGCTACCTCAAAAGAGCTGCAAGCCAAAAAGCAACTCAAGCGCGACCTGCAATTGAGACGTGAAGAGCTTGCAAAGAAAAAACAGCGCCTCGCTGACGATTCACAAGGAGCCTCTTGCTAATGACTGATTGCAATGACATCAACAAAAGACTTGACGAAATTGAGGAGGAAGAACGCCTTCTTAATGAAGCAGAAGCCAAGTTAGACGCAGAGATTAATGCGCTCACACCAAAGCCCAAAAAAAGCTCAGGAAAGAAAAATAAATTAAAGACAATGAGTGGCGATGAAATTGGAATTGAATCGTCTGCTTGGTGGGCGAAAGTCGAAGCAGATAACGTCGCTTTTAATTCATCTGACGAAATCAAAGATCTAGTTAAAGACGGCTTTGCATCAAGAAGTAAGCCCATGGGATCGACGGGACGAATGATAAATTTTTCACAAATACCTGTAACTGAAGAAAACATAGCGACCATGCTTGAGGTGCTGGCGCTTAAAAGAACAGCAAGTAAAAAAGGAATTGAATTAATGCGGCCCTTTACTCAACAAGCCGCGACTCAAGGTGTTATTGAATTGGCAAGACTCCGTGGAGGAGACCCTAGGGAAATAGCAAAATTACTTTCATCAAGATTGAGAGGGATAGACAGACTTCCTATTAATGTTTACAGCACAGCAACGATGCGATGGCAGTCAGCACAGGCCTATGCAGACATGCTCGACGAAGTGGCCGATGCAATTCCTCTAGGAGCTGTCAATGATGCAATGAAAATGCGTCTAAGCAACGTGGCACAGTGGGCATATTTCTATGAACAGCTTGACGCTCAAGCTAGACGAAAAGTTGGACAAGCCTTGAGATCACTTCAGTTTGGAGGGCTTGACGAATCAATATCACTTTTAGATTTCGATAAAGATTTATCTACTTTGTCTTATGACGATATAACAGGAGGAAGCCTACTTGCTCAAACACTTGATCATGTCAAAAAAGGAGATGTTCTCGAATTAAAAAAATTAGCAACTTCTAAAAGAATAGCTGGGCTAACAGCCGCCCCTATCAACAGGCCTGATTGGTTAACTCAACTCGAAATACTTAATACTTATAGGAAAGACAACCTCTTCAGTTCATTTGCTTCTTGGGGTGTTAGGAATCCAGGCAGCGTCCTTGTTGGTTTTGATTATGGACTTATAGATATTGCAGAAGGAGCCTTAAGAGTAGGAGCAAAAGAAGAACTAAAAGCCTTGGGTCATGCCAGCAAAATGCTATGGCAAGCCCAAACGACAATGATGAGAAACGCCAAAGAAGCTTTTACGCAAGGAAAGACAAGAATGGGAGGTCGCAATCTTAAGGAAATATCACCAGAAGTACTTGAAGAAACCAAGCAATTTGTTGAAACAAGTTTCGACAAATCATGGACATACTTTACTAGCGACGAACTCATCAAGAACCCTGCAAAGTCTCCTATTGTCTTTTTTAACTTATTGAATTCTTCTTACAGAAAAGTCTTAGGAAATCTCATTGAAAATGTAACAGGGAGTACAGCTGGCTATATGCCTAGCTTTAGAGCCTTAAACGCTTTTGACGAAGGACTAAGAACTGCTTCTTTCGCCTGGAAGACACAGCACGAAGGATATTTACGAGCAATAGAAGAAGGCAAAGGACTAATCAAGGAAGGCACCTTAAAGGCTAATGAACTAGACGACTTTGCTCTAAGAAGAACAGAAGAAATGACAGATAAAGCTTTGTTTAACGGAATGATGACCGACGACGATCTTGCAAAATTCAGACTTAGAGAAGTTGGAATGCCTGCAGGAGAAGGATTAAGCAATGACGATCTCCGACTTCACTTATTTAACAACTTAAATGGAGTTCCAAATGTTGCTGACGAACTTGGAAGGATTGGAAAGGAAAGAGCTGACCGAATTACTTTCACGCAGAAACCACAGAACCAAGTAATGATTGGAATGGAGATAATAAGAAAGAACCCTCTTGCTTCCTGGGTAGTTCCTGTTTGGAGAACAGCGGCTAATTCAATCGCTTGGACGCTAAGAAGAGATGTTTTTGTAAGTACTGTTAATTGGATAACAAAAGAGACAGGATACAGAGGAGGAGATGTTCCCTTAGAAGCCTTAAACCTTGCAAGAGCACAAGCCATAACCGCAGGATTCCTTTCTGCCGGAACATATTCGTTATGGCAAGCAGGACTCTTTACTGACGGAGGACCTTTTGATGATGACCCAGAACAAAAGGAAAGGTGGTTAAGAAAAAATCAACCTTACTCATTCTCTCTAGGAGCCACAGGAGTCATTGCAGCTGCAAAACTCTCTGGGAAAAGTATTGACTTTATTGACTTAATGGGTGTGCAAGCTGATCTTCTTAGAGCTTTTCATGATGGTGTCTTTTCAAAAAAACAACTAGACGAATCCCTAGCCATGATCCAAAAAGCCTATGCAAGGCTTCTTGAGAGAAAATCTTCCCTGGAAGGTCTTACTTCAATTCTTGACATGATGACTGATCCCACAAGAAATGATCCAGTAAGAACACTTTCTCGCCAATTCAATGGAATTCTCCCTATGTCTGGTCTTCTAGGAAATGTAGTAAGAGGATTCCGAGATCCTAAGGAGATAGGAACTAAAAGGCGTTTTCTGACTGCAGAAGAAAGAACAGCCTTAGAGCAAGACGATATTTTCCCAATTATTCGACCAGCATTAAATGCACTACAAAGAATTGCGGAAGACTCTTTTTCCAACTATCCCGTTGCTAATCAAATATTAAAGAAGCCAACGACGCAAAGAGATTGGCTGGGAAGCATTATTGAGCGACCTCTCGGCTTGCCTCTTGATCAAACAATTCCTTTCATGCCAGTACTGAAGTCACAAGACCCTCTATATGATTGGCTGACGAAACATGGATTTGGAAACAAGCCAAGACCAGAAGGCTATGTGTCGGATATGTCAGGTTTAAGGGCGTGGAGAATTCAGATGACTAACGATCAAGAAAAGACTTATAGAAGGGCAATGTCTTCAATCGTTGGAGACCTTTCCGCTTCAATGGTTCTTGGAAAAAATGGTGCAAATACTGTCATGGGGAATATAGATAGATTTATCAAAGGAAGGGATCTACGCGATGCATTAAGAGCTTTAAGTCTCGACGAAGAGTACAACTCATTACTAACTTTGCCAGCAGGTCCAAGCTTGACTAAAAAACCAGGAGAATCAATTACACAAAGAACAGTTGGAACCCTTAATGATCCAAATCAATTAATAAAACCTATTAACGCGATTATCTCTTATTACGACAGGCTAGCGATTTTCCAAATGATGAAAGCACATCCTGAATTCATGGAAAGAGCAAATGCTGTTACGAGACAAGAAGTCAATTCTATAAAGCAAGGGCTTGAACAATCAGTACAAGGAGTTGGACGACAATAGTAAATCTATTACTATAAGGGCTGCACACATGGAGAGTAAGCGGTGCCGGTCTCCTATGCCGAATACAGTGGTGACGGAAGCACTACAACTTTTAGCGTTCCCTTCTCTTACATACTTAAAAGCCATGTAAAGCTTTTTTATGGAAGAGACCGTCTAGCAGGGACTCAAACATCAACGTTGGTCGATGGAACTGACTTCAGTTGGACTAGCGGAACACAGGTGCAAATCACCACAGCTCCTGCTAGCGGTGTCACTCTTACAATTGAAAGACAAACTCCAGGTGACAACCAATTAGTTGCTTGGTCAGATGGATCGAACCTGACAGCAGAAGCATTAAATAATGCTGACTTACAGAATTTATATGTTGTTCAAGAACAAACTGATAGCAATTCAGTAGGAGCAACGAAAGCGATAGCAGCCGAAACCGCTGCGACAGCCGCCACGACCGCAGCGACCGCTTCGACGACCGCCGCAAATTCCGCGACATCCGCTGCGGCTACTGCGACCTCAACTGCGGCGGCTTCGACAACGGCTAGCAATGCTGCGACGGCTGCGGCCAACACAGCTACCACCAGAGTCGAGACTTATGTCCACGATGGAACGAATTTAAAGGGAGATGGTATTGGCGGAAATCCTCAAGGATTGGCTTATGCCGTCACTCAATCATCCTCAGCGAATACGACTGCAGCGACTGCGAACACGAATGCCACAACAGCTTTAAATAACAGTCGTGAATCAGATGGATCTGGTGGATATACATCAGCAATCTCGATAGCAAACACAGCGAAATCGACTGCGGACTCAGCTTCCTCTACCGCGACGTCAGCTTCCAGTACGGCCTCGACTGCTTCCACGAATGCGACGACTGCTTTAAATAATTCTCGAACATCCGACGGATCAGGTGGTTATGACTCAGCAATTTCGATAGCTCAAAATGCACAGACAGTCGCTAACAATGCGTCAACAGCAGTCTCTAATGCTGTTCTATTTACGATCATTACTAATGTTGCAAGTATCCCAGGCTCTCCGAGCGATGGTGACTACATCGAAGTTACGAATTCAACGGGCATTGAAAGCTTTACTCCGTTAGCAAGCTTGCCTGCTGGATTTGCTGGAGATAGTGGATTAACAGTACGACTTAATTACACAACTAGCGGATCGACATGGAATTACATGTCGTATTTCGCCAATAACCCAGAGGATCGTTATATCGGTCCGGCTGGGGGATCAATCACTAATCAACGAAACCTGTTGTTTGGTGAGGCGACTGCGAATGGATCTAACACTGTTGGATTCAAAGCACCAGCTTCTGTTGCTTCCAATGTTATCTGGGTACTCCCTGCAGCGGATGGAAGTGATGGGCAAGCCATTGTCAGTGATGGATCGGGGAACCTCTCATTTGGAGACGTTGCCCAACCCACGATTGACGGGGGAAACTTCGCTACTGGAGGCAGCCTCGTATCTAGTTCCCAAACCTTCGATGGGAAGTCCTTCGATTAACTCTCATGCCAACTCCTTCTAATCGCACAGTTCTTCGTTTAGCTCGAGGAACTTATTCAAACCTCAACTCTAGTGTTTCTGACATTCAGGAAGGCGAGCCTTGTTACGCCACTGATCAGAACCGCATATATATAAAGGAGGGCAGTTCATTAGTTGATACGCAGGCTGATGTTTCCGGCAAAGCTCCTCTTGCGTCTCCCACTTTTACAGGAACTGTCACTATTCCTGCGGGTGCAAGTATCTCTGGATTTGCGCCACTAGCATCTCCAACATTTACAGGAACACCAACTGTTCCTGGTTACGCAACATTAGCCAGTCCAACACTCACTGGAACACCAACAGTTCCTGGTTATGCACCACTTGCAGGTGCTTCTTTCAGTGGAGTTGTTACTGCTCAGAAAGCAGCAATAGCAGAAATAGATGCAATTTCAGATGCATCGACTATTACTTTAGACCTGGCAACAAGTACAAACTTTAATATCACTACTGATGCATCAACAGCACGTACATTAGGTAATCCAACTAACTGCGTAGCTGGACAAACAGGAACGATATTTATTACTGGAGCTGGATTTAGTGGGTACGGAAGCTATTGGAAATTCCCTGGAGGTACGGGCCCAACTTATACAGCAACCAGTGGAAAAGCTGATGTTTTGGATTATCGGGTGCTCGATAGCACTCACATTTTAGTTGTCGGAACCACTAACTACGACGTTTCCTAATGAGCTTCTTTCATAACAACGCCCTTGCTGGTGCCTCAGGACAATCAACTGGTAGCGATGCCTATCAAATTTCTAAGAGTCTCCGATTTGATGCAGGAGATACAAGCTATTTGTCACGAGGTTTAAGTTCTAATGGAAACAAAAGGACTTGGACTTATGCAACTTGGTTCAAGAACTCTAAACTTAGTGATGAGTATCTTCTTTTAAATGCAGATAACGGAAGTAGCACTGATAATTGGTTTTATCTAAGAATCGAAGATGATGATTGCCTTGCTGTAGGTAATAACACTAGCGGTTCTGGTGCTAGTGATTTGAAGACTAATAGAAAATTTAGAGACCCTGGAGCTTGGATGCATCTTGTTGTAGCTCTTGATACAACTCAAAGTACTGCATCAGAAAGGATTAAAATATATATTAATGGTAAACAAGAAACTTCTTTTTCTAATGCAGATTACCCTAGTCAAAATGCTGAACTACAGGTAAACAACTCTTCTTATAATCATAATATAGGTTTTGAAGACGCTAGAAATAATTATTATTTTAGTGGTTATCTTGCAGATGTCCATTTAATTGACGGATTGCAATTGTCCCCAGCAGCGTTTGGGTCGTTTGATGACGCTGGAAACTGGAATCCAAAAGAGTTTGCTTTACCAGCTCCCAACGATGGAACTACTTGGAGTAATGGAGTAACTCTTACAGGATCTGGTGAAAGCGGTAGTGCTGCAAATCTATTTGACGGTTCTCTTACAACAAACCTTTCAACTACTAATAGTAGTGATTGGATAGAAATTGATTTAGGAAGTATTGCTTTTTCAACTTTTGAATTATATGGAAGTTCATCATATGATCAAAATTATAAGTTTCACCATGCAGGTGGAATCTTTACCTGGACTGGACATTTTGGTGGAAATTCCTGGAAAGACTTTTCTTCTGACTTAACTTCACCAATAACTAAAGTTGAATTCAAAGATGCTGGAGGAACAGGAACACCAGCGATTGCTGCAATAAGGGTAGATGGTGTAATCCTAGTTGACGGAAAAACAGACCCAACGACTAGATCGAACCCGAATAATGGGACAGTATACTCCGATGGTTTTTCAGGTACTGTTTGGAGTGGTGATTATGCTTATACTAAAGCTTTTGATGGAGCTTTAAACACTGGAACTCATGCATCTGCTGGTAATACAGTAACTTGGACAGGATCAGTTGCAGCAGATACAGTTGAACTTTATATAACAAAATCTGGATCTCCTGGAAATATTCTTGTCAATGGAACTAATGTACATAGTCAAGTCACTAGTAATGTATGGAGTGAGATTACTGGGATTACTTGGCCATTAACTAGTATTGCTTTACCTACAACTGACGCTAGTAATTATAATTGGCTTAAAGCAGTAAGAGTGAATGGTCACATATTAATTGACTCATCCGTAGATAATTCG